GTCTGCGTTCTTAATACCCAGCCAGCCAGCCAGCCAAACGCAGACCCCCAGCGATGGGGGTCTTTTGTTTAGGGAGGGTCTCTGACCCCTCTCATTGGCCTCTGGAGGCCTTTTGACTCCCTCGTAGGGGCATGGGGAGCATCCAAGACGAATGGGCATCTGACGCGGCTGCGATCCTCGCAGAAATCCCCAAAGCCGTGACTGTACGCCAGGGGACCGGGGTGGTCACCCCCTTCAACGTGCTGATGAGCGCTCCTATGGTTCAGCAAGACTTGGAGACCGGTGGCTTCCTCAATTCTACCAGCTACGACGTTAAATTCCTCAAGGTAGACTCTGACGCTCACCCCGGCGTTGTCGCCTATGGCAACCTGATGACGTACAACGGGGGAGTCTTCCGTATCGTCGCCATCAATGATCGTCCTCCCTCGGCTTGGATCATCGTCCGGGTCCAGAGCAAGGCCGGCCCGGCCTGATGGGAGTCACCGCGAAAAAGGGGGTTGAGGTTGATGACTCAGCTCTGATGGGTCATCTCCATGACTATGCGCTGGTCTTGGGCAAGGATATGGCAGAGGTAATCCGCGAGCAAGCCGGGCTATTCTGTCAGGATATGATCAAGTATTCCCGGCCTTTCGCCGGCAAGTCCCCTGGCTCCGGGGACAAGAAAACCGCCAAAGATGCCGGGGATAACAACGTGAAGCGATCAATCCGTAAGGTTTTCAGGTCCGTAGACCAAGCCGACCCGGAGATGATTGCATCCCTGGGGCGCTACGATGTCTTCAAGATGTGGACAAAGCGCAAGGGGGAGACAGTCCAGGGTAAAGGCAAAGCAGCACGCTGGGAACGCTTCAGGGAGAAGTACGGAAAGGGTACGAGCTACGCTTTCATCCCAGCCGGCGATCTTAACCTGATGGGTCAGATCCATAAAAAGCATCGTATCGACGGAGGCCGCGGGTCTCTCTCTCCGGCTGCCAGAAGCGCAAAGCGTCCTTTTGCCATCGTAGCCAAGGACAAAGATATCGAGCGCTATACCAAGCAAGTCCAGAAGGACGTAGGTTTCTTGAAGTCTGCCTATTATCACGCTGCTATGCTCGTCCGGTCTAAATGCGCCGGGGCCTCCTGGGTAAAGCATTCTGAAGGCAAAGCTAACGCATTTGCCAAGGATGAAGGCCAGAAGCCGAAGCAGCCAGAGATGACTGTAGGCAATCTGATCGGCAAACGAGCCGGAAACGACCGGTTCGTCCGGATGGGTATTTCTTACCGCGCCTACGCTATGCGGGTCGCTATGGCTGCCCGGCTCAACAAGGACAAGATCCCCCTCTGGCTGGCTACAGCTCAAGGGAAGACAGTCAATGTCTCCAAGTTTATGTAATTTATGCCAATCCCTCGCTATTCTATCCGGACGATCACCGAGCAGTCCTTAAAAGCTTGGTTTACCGCGAATGCGGCTCTGCTGCCGGGTACCCCGGTAGTCCTAGGCCAGACAGACTCTGAGCGCTCTGTCCCAATCATCATCCTCCATGCTGAGTCCGCAGCCGGGGCTAAGGACCTGGGGGCATATTGGCTGGGTAACTTTGAGATAACTGTGAAGATCTACATCTACAGCTCTGCTGACGACGCGGTGACCAACGAGCAAGCGCTTGAAGACCACCGGGCCAGATGTGAAGCAGTCCAAGCCATTATGATGGACGTTGCCGGCCTCCAGGGGGCTTGGACTCAAGGGAAGCTGTATATGTCCCGGTTTGACTCTGACGACGAGGGTGTCGCAGATCGCCGGTACGGGAATATCATGCAATATACCCTGACTGCTGTCTACCCCCCGGCGGCTTGACTGCCGCGTAGATTCAAACCTCTCCCACCCTTATGGCTCTCCCCCAGACTTACGGCGTCGCGCATGAATTCGGCCCGGTTGATGTGACTCAGTCCTTTATCACGATCCAGAGCGATAACTTGAAGGAGAACTGCAACATTCACGTTGAAGTCAAAGATGCCCAAGGCCGTATCATTACTGTCCGCAAGGATGACTTGCTGAAGAGCGTCAATTTCGTCGGAGTCCTAAAGGATGGAGCTAGCATCCCGGTCCCTGGCAATACGATCACCTACGGAGCTATCACCTACATCATTGACGATATCTCCAACGACGGAACGAACGAATCTTTCCGCCGCGTCGGCATCAACGGCCGTAAGTATCAGGAAATCGCCTAATCCCTAAAGGGACTGCCACCGGTGGAACAAAGGTGGATAAAGGCAGCAACGATCCTGCAACCTGACATTAGGGTTTGCGGCGTTCGCTTGTTGCCATTCTCTCTGCGCCACCGGGTAGCCCTGGAAGCCATCGATAGCCCGGTACTTCACCCTAACCGGCCTATGACTGCCAAGCATCTAGTTGCTGCAGTCAAGATTCTGTCATCCTCAAAGATCGAGGAGATTGTAACCCCTCCCACATTAAAGGAAAGATTCTGGGTAGCGCGGATGACTTTTGGGGAGAAGATTCTCGTCGAGGAGATTGCCAAGTTGATTGAGTATCTGAATGCCCAGGCCTTCTGGCCTCGTTTCTGGGAGAAGGACAACGCTGGCGATAACAAGACCAACAAGGCCGGCATCCCTTGGCAGCTTGCGGTAATCGCATCGCTGACCCGGAACGGATGCACGATTGAGGAAGCATGGACGATGCCTGAAGCCGAAGCGATCTGGCTGCATATTGCCCACAGTACCGCGATGGGAGCTGACGTTACTGTGATGTCTGACTATGAATGGGATGCCATTCAGACGCACAAGAAGAAGAAACAACAAGAGGCCTCTGATCGGAACAACTAACTATGGCAGATGACGTAAAAGTAAAGTTTGGCGGAGACTTCACCGATGTATCGAAAGGAGCGTCTGAGGCAACCTCAAGAGCCGGTGGCGCTTTGTCGTCTTGGTTCAACGACTTCAATAAGTCCACAGTTGCAAGCATTACGTCTGCCCTGGCTCTCTCTGCTGTCTTCGGCAAGTTTACTGAACAGATGGCGAATACGTTGAAGTCTGCCAAAGGGATTGACGAGGCCTTCAAGCGTTTCGGCACCGGTAAGAATTCACAAGAGTTTCAGCTTCTGGCCCGGTACGGCGCAGAGGTTGGGGTGTCGATGGAAGCCGTAGGACGGACAATGAATTATTTTGCAAAGGTTAATGATTCCGCGGCTAAAGGCAGCGAGCAGCATCGATCAGTCCTCCGGGCTTTGAAGTTTACTGAGGAGGAAGTCAGCAGCGGTAGGGTTTCTGCCATCGAGGTTCTGCGCCGGATGTCTGATGAGTACGACAAGACCGGGAATGAGGCCTTGTCTGCCCAGCGTGCTGTCCAGCTTTTCGGCCTCCAGGGGGAGCAGCTTTCCGCGATCTACAAGAACGGACGCATCAACCTCGACGAATTCGCTAATTCAGTCCAGCTGATGACTGACAAGACTATCGAGAACCTGGCGAGGATCGAGCGCCGAAAGGAGAGCTTCAAGCGTACTATGGAAGGTATCTTCAGCAGCGTTCTTGAGGAGATCGGCCGAGAATCTTCCTCTGTTCTAGGAGCCGGCGTCACGATGGAAGCGATGGCTGTCGTAGGAGAAACCGGGGGGACTTCTGAGCAAGAAGGACGATCTATCGGAGGCCAGATTTACAGCGAATTGAAAGGCGATGAAGACGCTATCGCTGAAGCCATCAAGCAACTACAAGACTACGAGGAAGACGATTGGTTTACCAGCCAAGCGCAGTACGAGGCAGCCGCAGAAGCAATCAAGACAATCCGGTTGCTCCAAGATAACGAAAAGAAAGCAAAGGAGGCAAAGCCGGCGCAAGAAGGCCCGCCCCTCCTACAAGCAGCCAGAGTCATGGCTGTCTCATCCCTTCAAGACATAGGCGGCGGAGATGTCGGATCAATCCTTTCCGGAACCTATCAGTCTTCAATGCTCGACGCTGCCAACAAGACTGCGGATAACACCGCGAAGCTTGTTCAGGAGGCCGGCAAACCCCCCGTTTCTAAACCCAACAACGTAGCCAAGTAACCATGCCAGAACCTTCATTGACCAGACTAGACTACGGCGCTGACTTGGCTGCCCCCGGCGTCATCGGCGCTACCGGGTCGATCAACATCGATGCGTTCGGATTGGCTCAAGCCCAACTTGTCTTCAACATTGATTCCAGCAACGCCAACCTGACCGATACGATTGATATGGTATCGATGGGGATCGAATACCCCTATGACGTTGGCTTCCCGATGAAGTCTCACAAGTATGCGATCTCCCTCCAGCCGGGTGGGGTGGCTACGATGACTATCGACTTCATGGGGGTTGCCAGGGGTATCGGCTATACGGATGCCCAGATTACCGGCGTCTCTAATACGACTGCGCAGCCCATCGAGACTCACCCGAATTTCACGATAATTACAGACGGAACGATTGGCGGCGTACTTGCCGGGCCTCCAGCTTCTCCATGCGCTGCGCTTC